CTGCCTGTAAGTTAAAATGAATAAATCTGAAATCTTCAAGTCCAGCATCTACGATGTATTCATGTGTTAAATACGCTGGAATAAAAATCATTGTTCCTGGTTTAGGTTTATAATGAATTTTATCAGTTCCTAACGTAATTTCTTTTTCATTTTTTAAAGGTAATTGTGTCATCATCTTACCTGCTCGTGGATCGTGAAATACTGGTATTGATGTTTTTTCAGAACATCTTAAAAAATAAAAACCACTAATATGGTTGTTATGGTGCACGTGTGGCGTATGAGATCCAGCTCCTTTTTCTGCAAATTGCTGAACCCAAAATTCTGTCCAAAATAATTCATAGTTAGTTAAATCATAACCCATATGATCTAAAACATTCCATGAAGTTGAACCAATGTATTCTTGTAATTCTTTTAAGTCTGGATCTCCCACAAGAGAAGTGCTGTGATGACTTAAACTAAAATCACCTATTTTTTTACCTAATTCTTTTTCACGTTCTTTAATTACTTTTTTATTATTTTCTTTTGCAGATTTAATATATTTATTACAAACTTTATCTACATGATCTACCCATTCAGGAATTTCAATTGAATAAACAGGTGTTGAAAAATATATTGATGAATTTAATTGATCTGTTTTTGCCATCTTCTCTCTCCTTTAGTTAAGTTTATTTCTATATTTTTTTAAATATTTTTCAACTGCATTCTTATCAAAATCTTCATAATAACCTAGACCTGAATTACATCTATTACATAGTAAACCTCTTACTTGATTTGTTCTATGACAATGATCTACATATAATATAGTATTTAATTTTTTTTCATGTTTATTACAAATAGCACACCTACCTTTTTGTTCTTTAAACATTTTATTATAATCTTTTAAATCTATTTTATATTTCTTTTTTAAATTATTTTCTCTTTTTCTAGCAATTACATTTTTTCTTCTATTATATTTTTTACGATATTTTGCATAATATTCAGGATATTTTTCTTGTCTTTTTTTACAATATTCTGTGTTCTCTTTTGTATTATAATTATCTTTTCTATATTGAATAACATGTTCTTTATTTTCTTTTCTCCATTTTTTCATATATTTTTTAATTTCATCTTTTCTTGCTAATCTTTGTTGTTTTCTTTTTTCAAAATTTAATATGTTATATTGTCTATAGTATTCTTTTTGTTTTATAGGATCTTTATTTGGCATATTATTTAAATGGGTAACCAAGATTCCAAATTACCAAGCTATATCTAGTTCCTTTTGTAACTGGTTTCACGCGATGCCAAACGTGGGATGGGAAAACAACTATACTTCCTCTTGGTTTAATTTCAGCACATTTTCTTATTGCTGGTTTATCAGGATCTGTATTTCTAAAATCAAATTCTAATTCTCCACCTTCATAATCTTCTGGAGCTGACAGACTGCAAGTGACAGAAAGTTTTCTAATTTTACCAAATGTATCTGGATTATCTTTATTTGCATATGCAGACTCCCAAGAGTCGCAGTGCCAGTCGTAAAATTGATTTAATTTATATTTAGTAAATTGACATGCTTCAGAAAAATCCCACTGGAAATCCCAACCAGCTAATTTGTTTGCTTGATGTATAAATGGCTGAATCTCTTTGAATATCCATCGGTCCGATAACCAGACAATATTTGAATCTCTTTTCTTTTTTAAATCTATTATATCTTTATCATCAAGTGGTTTACCTTCATTAATTTTTGTAGTTTGACCACCAGTAAGAGCTAATTGTTCTTGTTGTGATATTCCATATTTAATTAATTCATCACAAAATCTAGGTGTGAGTGCGCTTTGAAAATAATAGTAGTAATTCTGTAAGTTCATTTCTAAATACTATATAATAATTTTTATAGGATTTGTAAAGAGTAAATAATTAGCTAACTGTAAGCGTTCCAGAAACCGTGAATGTCGCAACTTTACAACCTCCAGCTGGTGCCGGTAATGTTGTAACTGTGTTTGTTCCTGGTGATGCTGCAAAAGTAACTGCTGATGGTCCTCTTATAATAGCAATACCCGATCCTCCAGATCCACCGGTTCCAGTATTTGATGGTCCTCCTGATGCAGGTCCACCACCTCCACCTCCGCCTCCACCTCCTCTATTAGTTGTTCCTGAAACACCAGTTCCTTCAATAGAACCTGCTCCTCCAGTTCCACAAGGTGATCCTCCTCCTGCTGCATAAGGTGTACCACCTTTATTAGCTCTGTTACATCCTCCACCTCCACCACCTCCAGCATAAGCAACTGAACTTCCTGTAATTGAATTTGATACTCCAACACCACCTGCTCCACTTTGTTTACCAGGTCCACCATTTCCACCAACTGCACCAGCTCCACCGCCTCCACCACTTGATTGACAACTTACAGCTGTTCCTCCTGAATTTCCTTGCGGTGGACTTACTGGTGGACTATTACCTGTTCCAGCTGTTGTACATGCAGAGTTAATTCCAGAACCTCCTGCACCTGAACCTCCAGGACTACCATTAACACTACTGAAAGCACCACTTCCACCTCCACCTGCACTTGTAATTGTTGAAAAAATTGAATTTGTTCCATTACCACCAACTCCTAATGAAGAACCTGCTCCACCTGCTCCAATTGTAATTGGTGTAGATGAACCTGCTCCTAATGTTAATTTTGTTCCGCCTGGAAATGAAGTTCTAAATCCCCCAGCTCCACCACCTCCCGTTGAAAAACCAGACCCACCTCCTCCTGCTACTACTAAATAATCTAATTCATAAGTTGCAACTGGCCACGTTCCGCTTTTCTGTGCACTAAATTGACTTTTTAAATTCCAAACACCTGTTGCCTTGTTTAATTCTTTTACGATAACGATTCCCGAACCGCCGGCTCCGCCTGCTCCACCATTTCCACAACCTGCTCCACCACCTCCTCCAGTGTTAGGCGTTCCTGCTCCTCCTGCAGTACTTCCACTAGGTGGTCTTGCTCTTCCTGCTCCTCCTCCACCAGGTCCTCCTGTTCCACCAGGTTGTCCTATATCATCTGATCCACCTCCACCACCTCCTGCGTAAGTTGTTGGTGATAAAGGAGATGCATTACTTCCTGCTCCTCCTGGTCCACCACTAGTACCTCCAATTGATCCTACAGCTCCGGCTCCACCACCTCCAGCTCCACTTCCTCCTGGTCCTGCTGGTGTAGCTCCACCATTATTTCCTTGTCCTGTTGTTCCTAAACCACCTGTTCCTGAATTTCTTCCTGCTCCACCGCCAGATCCACCTGGACCTCCTGATTTTAAAGGTGTTGAAGTTCCTGCTCCACCTCCTCCACCAACACCACTAGTTCCACAAACTGAAGAAGCTGTTCCTTGAGTTCCTCTAGAACAACCACTAGGAGCTCCTGCTCCACCACCTCCCACTATTATTGGAAAAGGACCTGTAACATTTACTTGTGTACAAAAATATCCACCACCTCCACCTCCACCGGATCCAGCTGCTCCACCACCTCCACCACCTGATACTATTAAAGATTGAACTATTCTAGTTCCTGGTTGCGTGGTTAATGTTGTTGATCCTGTAGCAGATGTGACAGTACACTTTCCAAACGATGTTGGATTGATTACTCCTACTATACCGCCATTGGGTGATCCCATAAGTCACTACTCCTGTTTAAAAATCTTTTAACTTAATTGCCTGTAGCAATCCAAGATGAAGTGTCAGGTGACCAAGCGAATGTATTTTGTTGATCGTCTTTACCAGTCCATCTTTGTCCAGCTTCATCCCAAGAAATAAAGTATCTTACGTTATCTCCATAAGTTGTAACTGTTGGATATGCAACTGGGGCTTGCCAGTCGTCATTAGAGTCTAGCGACCAAGATGCGAATGGTTGTGGTGCAATGAATTTATTTTTTGTGGAATCAAACGTGTAACCAATTCCAGCGTATTGTTTTCTGAAATTATTATTATAAGAAGTTTGAACCCATCTAGATCCTGTTGTGAAAGGAACGATTTTTTTAACCGCTTCTTCCGCTCCAGCAGATTGATCACCGCCATTTGCGTTTACATCATTGTTATCAATAACAACAACTCTTAATACTAAACCATAACTGTTTACTTCTGCAAAATGTGCCATATTTTTTAACTCCTATTTGTTATTATAATACAATTTTTTATAAAATGAAAGTACATAAATTTTATGTTGTTAATGTTCCAGATACTGTAAATGTCGCTACTTTACAACCTCCTGCTGGGGCCGGTAAAGTAGTTACTGTATTAGTTCCTGGACTTGCTCCTAAATTCGCTGAACCTGGGGCTCTAACAAAAACTATACCTGATCCACCAGATCCTCCAGTTTGTTGACCTGGGTTATTTGATCCACCTCCTCCACCACCTCCTCCAGTGTTGACTGTTCCTGAAACAGCAGCTCTAGTTGGTTGATCAGAAGAAGTTCCATTACCAAATGCACCTTTACCCCCACCACCTGATCCACCATTTCCTCCAGTTGAAGGACTTTCATAACCAGTTGCTCCACCTCCTCCTCCACCTGCATAAGTTACTGAACATCCTGAAATTGAATTAGCTGAACCTGCTCCTCCATTTCCTCCTGCATAGCTACTTGGAGCATTTCCTCCTACTGCAGAAGCTCCACCACCACCTCCTCCACCTTGATTACCACAAGGACCTCCAAATGCTGTTCCAC